GGCTCCGATGCTTCAGGGGGTGGAGATGACGCTTGAGATTCGATCGACATCGGTAGAGGTTCGCGGGAACGTCCTGGAGGGGGTCGCGGTTCCGTTTAACGAGTACACGGAAATTCGTGAGGGCGGCGTTACCTTCCGAGAGAAGTTCAATCCCGGATCGATCACGGTCCCGGATCATGCGGTCCTACAGTTTTCGCACGACGGCGGCGGGGTTCCTCTCGCTCGAGCCGGCGCGGGAACCATCACGTTTGAAGATACGCCGGAAGGGTTGCGGTTCACTGCAAGCATTCCTGAAGGGCGTACCGACATCATCGAAGCCCTGGAGCGGGGCGATCTTGACGGGTCGGTATCAATTGGTTTTTACACGGTGCGTGATCGGAAAACTCCGGTTCGCAAGGGGAAGGTCGCATATCTCCGAGAGATCGAAGAGGCGACTATGGATCATTTGGCCGTTGTGGAGCGGCCAGCTTATGAAAATGCGAAAGCGGAGTTTTCGAAATGAATCTGATTGAAATGCGCGACAAGGAAGAACGACTGTTCAAGGAACTCGGGGCCGTTCTTGACGGCGCATCGGGTCGGAATCTGACTCCCGAAGAGTCTGAAAAAGTCGAGAAGATGAACAGTGAAGCCGACTCGCTTCAGGGCCAGATCCGTTCGGCCGCTGCCGTCGAATCCGCCGAGATGCGTCTCGGCTCGGCTCGTGGTTCATGGAACATGACTGACACCAAGGTCGAGAACACTCCCGAGAAGGACTTTCGAGGGTTCGCTCGTGGCGATTACGGTCGAGAATTTAACGCGATGCCAGAAGCGCGAACGCTTCCTATCACTGGCGGCGGTATTCCGAACGCCGGACCGCTCGCGGATCTCGGCATGTACAGTCAGTTCATCACCATCATGAACCGACTCGCGCCGATGCGTACCGTGTGCGCGATTGACACATTCAGCACTAGCGATATTCGGTATCCGGCACAGGCGACCCAGGTGAGTGTTGGGGACAAGGTTGCAGAAGGTGCCGCGTTTGAAGATCTAGAACCAACGTTTACACAGTACACTCCAGTGCCTAGAAAGTTTGCGGTTCAGACTCAGGTCACCCAAGAGGCGGTTTCAGATTCGCTTTTCAGCCTTGAAGATATTGTTCTTCAGCAGCAGGCCGAGGCGATCGCAGCGGCGCAAAATGCCTGTTTTATGATGGGAACGAACGCCGAAGCGGCTGACGCGAGGTTGTTTTCTGACTTGACCACATCAGGTGGTGTTTTGAAAACTTTCGCAAACGGAAACGCGATTACACTCAAGGGAATGGTCGAAGGTCTCGTAGGTCTCGCCGGTACAGGTTACTTTGGTAGGACTGGGGCTTTCGTGGTTTCTCCTGCGGTCATCGAAAGACTGATGGTCGATGAAGACGGAAATGATCGCCCTCTTCTTCAGGCTCAGGCACAAAGTTCGTTTGCAGTCGAAAGCCCATTTCAGATTTTCGGACGTCCGGTCTATGTTGCATCTGAGGGCAACACTACCGCTAGCGGGAACTTCGTTGCGGCATATGTTTCTTCGAACTCTGCGAGAATTGCAGACGTTCAGGGAATCAACTTCCTTCGAGATCCCTATACCAAGAGCGCGACTGGTGAGATCAATCTTCTCGCCTCGATCCGCTCAGGCTTCGCGATCACCGAGCCTCGCGGCATCGTGACTTACAAGATGTCGTAATGAAACAACGCGGTTCAGTCTCTCCAGGGGGGAAACCCTCTGGAGGGCTTTTTAACTTGAAGGAATATCCGAATGCGAATCACATCACAGAACGCGGTAACCTTCTCACTCTCGGAAATGAAAGCTCATCTCAGAGTCGAACACGACCTCGAGGATGACGTGATCGCACGGTATCTCGACGCGGCCGTGATGTTTTATGAGAACGCTACGGGGTACTATCTTCGTCAGACCACGTTCACGGCTCGTTTTACTGAGTCGCCGATTCAACTTGTCGTACGCCCATGGTCAACGTCTTTCGTAGTTCAAGCGAAGACCGACGAAAACGCCGATATCACGATTACGCGGTACGAGGCTCCTGGCGAGGTCTCAGTGATCGAATGGGATTCGACCTCGGCCGGCGCGTTGAACCTCACTTGGAAAGTCGGAGCGCCGAAGCGACCTGACATTCCGGCCATGGCGGCGCAAGCCGTTCGAGCGCTCGTCGCTGACATGTACGTGAATCGCCAGATGGAACAACCCGTCCAGCTTTACAAGTCTGGAATCGCCTCCGCGATGATGATGGGTGAGGCTCGGACTTCCCTATGATCCCGCAAGTCGGCCAACTCTCCGCGCCTTTTATCGTTCAAACTCGAACGGTGACTCGAGACTCATTCGAGCAGCCGATCGAATCGTGGTCAGACGCCGGCTACGTGTGGGCGAAGGTTGAGACTCGGGGCGGTTTCGGTAAAGGCGAGTTCGAAGACACGCTCCAGGGGATGGAACGCAAGGTAGCGGTCATCGACGGTAATCGAACCGACATCGTCTGGAGCGTCAAGGATACGCGGCTCAAGAACGCAAACGGCGGACTCGACGCGGCGCAAATATACAACGTAACCGAGATATCAGACGCGGGTCTTCATCATCACCGAATCGAGTTGACGCTTGAGGAGGTGACGAAATGATGTCGGCGCGAGACCGTAACCGGATCAAGTCTCAAGCCTATCAGGCGGCGGCGGGTTCTCTTGCCGGCGAACTCATCGGCCAGAAAGACATCATCCGGAACATGAAAAAAATGCCGGGTGACGTTCAAGCGAAGATCACGCAGAACGCTATCAAACCAATCGTGAAGCTTTCCACGGCGACGTGGAAACGAGAGATCAAGGGCGCGAAGGTATCCGGAAACTCGAACGCATTCCGTCGGCGCTACGGGGGAACGTCTCTCCGGGTCGCTCTCGCGAAGTCGGTCAAGTCCCGGAATCCGAGCGGCAAGGGGAAGAAGTCTCTCCGAGGGTATTCGGTGAGTTCGGGCGGCGTTACTAAACATGGCGGCAAGGGTGAAGCGACCACGAATGCCGGACAGATCTGGTGGCTCGAGTACGGAACACGGCCGCACGCTCTCGGCAAGGGTTCACGTCTCGGACGTGAGGGCGGGCCACGTGGGCCACAGCATGGTCGGCGTCATCCAGGGACCAAGCCGGTCACCCATATTCGAAAAGCCGTCGATCGTCTCAAGCCTCGAGCGCTCCGAATGTTTGAGGCGGCCGTTCGACTGGGGATGAGATCGGGCGGCGAGAGAATTACGGCGCAACAGTTTAAGAGGATGACAAGATGATTGTTGACTTGCTGGAATGGTTGAACGCTGGATCATTGCTCCCTGGCCCTCGTGTTGTTGAGCCGTACCTCCGCGAAGATCTTGACCTACCGGCGATCGTGTACGAGATCCAATCTGAAGAGGTCGAGCGCGATCTACTGACGAAAGTAGGCACGCTCCGACTTTCGACGGTTTCTTTCCGGTGTCTCTCGAATACGTTTTCGGAGGCTGAATCGACGGCGGCGGCCGTTATGACTCGGCTCGGAACGTATACCGTCGTCCCTGTGGGTGGGACCGTTACCGCGATCAAAGGTCTCTCGGTTCAATCCCTCGACCGTTCGTATTCTCTACCCGTTGAATCTTCAAACGAAATCTTATACGAGGTCGATATTTCGGTCGTCGTTTCCTGGAGTACTGCTTAATGCCTACCACATCATTTGGAACGACTGTCTCTTTTGGCGGTGAATCCTCTACCGAAGTTCGTTCGGTTGACGTATCGGGTCAATCGGTCAACATGATCGATACCACACAATTAGGAACAGCCACAGCGAAACAGGTATCCGGAGCGCTTCAGAACGCAACAATCACGGTTGTGACTTTAGATCAACCAAGTTGGTCTCTCGCTGGGTCTGGGGCTGAGTTGACAGTTGTGTACGGAAACTCGGTTACGGTAAATTATAAAACTTGCGTTTTGACAAGCGGGCCGAACGGCTCCGCGTCAATCGACGCGGCCGTAGAATTTACGCACACATTCGAGCAGATCGACGCGGGGACATGATGATTCCTAAAAACGTTTCAATTGGTGGAGTTGATTATGTCGTTGAGGCTCCGACCGGCCGTCACTACATGGCTTCTCTCGAAATGGAAGATTTCGAAAAGGCTTGTTTCTTCATTCTTGAATGTGTGAAAGTGGATGGACGTGCGGCGTTCGCGACGCTTGATGCCGTTCAAGCGGAGCCTCTGGCGCTTTTGCTTAAGCTCGAGGCTGTCGTCTCAACCTTGTTGGAGTACGACATTCCGGACCCTACGTCGGCACCCTCGGAGCCTTCTGCCGGTCTCTAGGGGTGCCAGTTGGGGAGGTCATGAAAGGGCCGGCGGCAGATATCGTTTTCTGGATGAATTACTCGAAAAAGATCGATGACGCCAAGCAGGAGTTAGCCAAATGGCAGGAAAATCACGAAGCCTAGGATCGCTCCTGGTGAATGTCGGAGCGGATACTCGCGCCTTGGAAACTGGACTTAAATCCGCGACGCAAGATGTTTCTACATTTGGAAACAAAACTCAATCAACGGCACGAAAAGCGGAAGGTTCGCTCACTAAAATGGGGCGGGGCGGTTTTGCGATTTCGCAAGGTTTTTCGGGATTAGGTAAAATTCTTCCTGCGCTTGGAGGGGCTTTTGGTATTGGTTCTATTGCCGGTATGGCTATGGGTTCAATAAGAGAAGCGGCAGACGAAGCGGCTGCGGTTTCTCCAGCGATAGCAGCGATAAGAGCGCGAAGAGAGCAATTCAAATTCAAAAAGGCACTGGCGCGAGGTGAAAAAAATCCGCGGGCTACTGAACTTATGGCCGGCGGGTTCTCTTCAAATATTGGATCCGGATTCGCTAATGTGTTTGATGTCATTGCCGGTGTTGAGGAGGGCGGATACCTCGGAAATCTTCCTGGAAATCTTGCACCCTTGTTTCTCGGCGGGATGGAGAACTTTCTCCGAGGATTCCTAGAGTCTCAAGAGGCGGCCGAGGATGGCGGCTTTTTGCCAATTGATCAAGCAAGACTTGATCGAAACCGGCTCGAACTTTTTGGACCTGCTCCAGTAGCGGGTACGGGTTCGGGTTCGTCTGGTTCTGGTGGAGGTAAATAATGGCGAACTGGCTTTTTCAAGAAAACAAAGCAAGTCGAAAAGTCTCTCTATCCGACGACGGCACTTCGAAATTGGCTCTCACGTTTGTAGCGACTTATGCTAACCCGCTGAACTGGAATCCGATTACGTCTGCCGATACTCCTCCTCTAGCGGTTAAGAATTCACCAACTGCAATGTTGAAAGACCTTTCGAACTTGTTTCCGATTGGTGCTTCGCTCAACCCTCTTTCGTTTACTGGAGTAGTAACGAACAACACACAGGTGCGGCCAGATCAACAAATAACTTTCGACCCGAATGGTTCATGTTCTACAAGTGTTTTGTGGTGGACGGTTGACTCTTATTCGGCGGCCATGCCAGCGCGTTCAGATCGAACGGTATGGAATGTACAAGTAAACCTCAGTGCTTGCGGTCGTCCGAAC